CAGCATGCCGGGAAGCAGCCCAAGCCCACCAGTCGCCAAGCCCAAGCCAGCCAGGCCAAGGCCCATCATCCATTCCTTGTTCATTTGCCGCCCCCGCTAGAAGTCGTGGTTGTGCCGCTCATGTTGTTCAGACCGCCGCCCACAGCGTTGATCTGTTGCAGCGGGTAGTTCTGCTGGTTCTGATACTGCTGGTAGCCAAAGTCGGCTTTGTCTTGGCTGTTCTGGAATGCCGTGTTGCCCGCATTCATGAGTTGCTGAGCGTCGGTGTAGGCCTGATTCCCGAAGGTCGGAGCCATGCCAAGCGCCTGCATCTTGTTCGACTGGTCGGTGTTGTAGGCGTTGCCGTACATCTGCGTTGCGATGTCGCCCATCTGGTTTGCCGCCGCCTTTTGCTGCAAGCCCATGCGTTCTTGAATGCCGCTGTTCCCGAACGATCCAGAGTTGACGCCCGCAGTCTCAAGGGCTGGTTTCGTCATGGTGTTGAACTGCTCAGCCACCGAGCCCTGAGCCTTCTTCACCATCTGGTCAAGGTAAGGATTCGTCTGCCCGCCCTGCATGAACCCGGTCAAGGTCTGATTCGCCTGATCCATTACCGGCGATCCGTTCATGGCGCGGTTCTGAATCAGGCTCATGGCGCCCGTCTGCATGCCGTTTAGGTCGGCCACGCCCTGCCCTGTGTAGGCTTGGAATGGCCGCTTTGACAGGTCAGTGACCATGCCCGAATAGGCAGTGGCCGCGCCCTTCAACTCATCAGGGATCAGGCGTTGCGTGCTGGACTGTTGATCCCCGCCACCACCACCAGCCCCCGCAACCATGCGAGTCTGTTCAATCGTCAACGTCTTCATAGCTTCACCCTGCAAGTGGTGTAAAGGGGTTCAAAGCCGCATTTCATGCGGTAAAGGCGAGAGCGGACTTCATCTGAGCTATGGCGCACCTCAGAACATCCGGCCTCCTTCGCCTTCTCACAAATCAAGGGCCAAAACTGATCGAACACGAAGCCCGGCGCCCACATGCCGCAGATGTGCAAAGCACGCACGTTCGGCATCTGGTCAATCCGCACACAGCCCCACCCGACCGTCTGCCCGTCATCGAGCATTCGCAGCAAGATCCGCTCGCCACGGCTCAAGATGAACTTGAGTTGATCGCCTGTGATTTCCCCGCCCGACACATCGCAGGCTTCGGCCAAGCGATAGGCGCCGTCTGCCCAAGCACCATCAATGTGCGTAGGCTGGACTTGGACAAGGTCAATCATTGGGGAATGAAAGTCACGGTTGGCGCAGTCGTGTACGTGATCCGCACAGAGTCGCCCTTCTTGACGGGAACCAGCCCGCCACTGATTGTTGTGAACGTGCCCTGACGCCCGTAAGCCAGGCCAGTGACCACGCCACCCACCACAGCCAAGCACCCATCAGAGGGCGCAGCATAAGCAAATGGCGAGGCGGTCACGGTCACGCTTGATGCAGCCGTGACAGGTGTGTCGGTGCGCTCAATCACGCCATTCAAAGCGCGGATGATTTCGCGGAAAAGGTCGGTCAGGCGGATGATCAGCATCTGCCCGCCAGCAGGCAGGCGGGGATCGTCGTTAAGCCTCATCGCGTGCCAGCCTCACGGAAAGTAGGCGCCACAGCCGAGAACTTAGCATTGCCCTGCCCTTGGATTAGGAAGGAGTGAAAGCGCGAGGTCTGACGAAGGGGGAACTTTGACCCGTCATGAGCCACAGCAGAGCCAAACACAGCCGCCGCGCCGCTCGTCTCTTTCGTGATCGGCGTGCAGGTCAACACCGTGGGCTTGAGGGCGAACCTCATACGAAGATCAGCGCAATAGCTCCACTGCGTCTCGTCGCCAAAGTCCCCCAAGCGAACCGACCAAGAGCCAGGAATGCCGGTCAAGGTGTCCAAAACGTGGTCAGCGCCAAACGCTGCGGGGTTCGATTTCGAGGCCAGCCAGAAGGGCGAGTCAAACGCAATGGCCGGGCCACTGTCGTAGGTCGTGACAAGCGGGGTTCCCGAGTCGTAGGTGATCGGCGGCGTGACGTAGTTCACCACCGTCTCTACACCCATGTTCACCCGGCCCCATTGCCGCGTCGTGGTGTGAAACACGATGCAGTCATCACACGCACCAGAAGACGAAGACGAAGGGAAGAACACCCACACCAACGAGTTGTCACGATCCCAAAGCAACTTGGTCTTGTAGCGGTACTCGGCAGACGAGTTATCAAGCCACCACTGACGAACCACACCCGTTGCAATCGACACAGGCCGGGTGCCGTCGAAGTGGCAGATGTTGTCCGAGCCGACGAAGATGTGACCAATCGACGTATCAGCCACCGCATCGACACCTACACAACCCACGTCGAACGAGACATTGCGCCACGTCCACACAGCATCACCGCCCGAGTAATAGCCCAAGAACAAAGCGCGGTTCTTGTACGCGACGATCTGGTCACCAAAGCGCATCGCAGCAGTGATGCCACCAGACCCCTCAACCAGCCGCCCGCGTGCCGCCTGCGTCGAAATAGAGGGCGTCCATGATGTTTCGTCGTACAGGGCGCAGCAGTGCCAGGCGTCGGGGAAATAATCGGTGTTAAAGACCAGCACGAAACCCTGAGCCGATGCGATGCACTTGCCCTTCGGGGCACCAGCCACAGCAGAAAACCCCGCACCATTGGAGCGAATCAGGCCCGTGCTTCCATTGGTCGCCAATGCCGCATCACCAAAGCCCGCGAACATCCAACGGTCATCAGATCCAAGCGAGTAACCAGACCCCACCGAAGACCAAGCCGTCACGCTGGCCTCGTACATGTTCGACGAGGTGCCCGCAAACATCCGGCTCGACCCCGACAACTGGCGGACCACCGCAGAGCCACGGCAATCAGCAGCCAAAGCAGGCAGGCCCACCGACACAGCAGAGGGCGCACCCTTCAAGCCAGCCTCATACGGCACGATGTTGGAGGCGTCAACAATGGCGCCCGGGGTTGTAGGCTCAGCGTCGGGGGAAAAGCCGATCAGGGGCGTCATCGGACACCATGCACCGTTGACGCGGCCATCTGTCCACGATAGACATACAGGCCGTTGATCTTGCTCGCCGCTTGTTGGTAACGCTGCTCAGCCCAAGCCACCATTTGCGCGTCATGCAGGAACGATCCGGCCTCACGCAGCGCCGCGAAGAGGTACACGTTTGGAAAGGCCGTCAAAAGCCAGTTCGTAGGCGCAGCATCAGACAAAGCGGGCAGCGAGCAACGCGCATGAACCACAACCGATCGTGTTGCAGTGAAGGCAGGGAACAGGCGCAGCGTGCGTCCCACCAAAGCCCCGTAGAACTTGGCCGGGTCATATGCCTGAGTGCCCGCCTTCATCTTGTCCAGCGCCTCTAGCGTGGTGATGACCACATCGGTATGAGTGGCGCCCACCACCTGAAAACGGATCGGGTCGATCACGTTTGCGGGAAGGCTCACCACATCACCAGCGGGCACAGACACCGTCTGATCCTGATTCATGGGCTTGACCTTCAAGTCGGCATTCATCTCGCCTTCAGCCAAAGCAATGAAGTCGCCTTCTTTGCCTGCTGCCTGAGGATGGTTGACCCACGACAAGATGGCCGCCTTGAGTTCTGCGTATGTGCTGATGCTCATAGCTTGTCCATGCAGCGCAAATGCGCGTAATCAGGGTCACGGAACAGTGCTTCAAGTGCAGCCTTATCGACCACAACGCCACCGCCATCGACAAACGTGCCGCCCAACTTGCCCTTGCGCATGAGGTCGTAAAAGACGGACACAGGTAGGCTCATCGCCTTTCTGAGTTCGCCCTTTTGCTGCACCTCGTTGCGCATGCGTGCGCATTCTTCAAGCACGGGCGCCCGATCAAACTCCTTTTCAAGCGTCACCTGTTCCGGGTTGTCGGGATTGACGTGCCAGTAGGTCTTAGACCATGGGTTTTGATTGAATAGGACTTTGCTCATGACAATGAAAAAGGGCTCCCGAAGGAGCCCCTTTGTTTGAGTTGCGAAAGATCAGGACAGGTCAGCGATCTTCAACACGCCCTTGCGGTTCGTCACCTTCAAGGTCACGTCAGTCACCAGCATGGTCTTGACGTTGTCACCCGTGGTGCCGATCTGCTTTTTCGACACAGGGCGGATGAATCCGCGCTTGATCGACTCACCATCGGTCACGAACAGCGTGCGCGAGCGCAGGCGATCCGAGTACAAAGGCACGAAGGCGATGGGGCCGGTTTCCCACACGTAGATGTCAACGACACCAACGATCGAGGCCATGTCCTTGGGCTTGGACTCAACGTAGCGCTGAGCGATGCCAGCGAACGTGTTCACCACAGCCTTTTGCGCCATGGTCAGGTAGCACACCTTGGGCTTGCCGCCGTTTTCCCACATGGTGCGGATGGGGGCCAAAAAGATGGCCTCAGTCAGCGTGCGGGTGGTGCCATCGGTTGGGGCCGTGGTGGGCAATGTGGCGTTGCTGATGGCTGCGGTCGAGCCGCCTGCGCCGTGCGACACGTTGACGTTGGCGAACACTTCCAGGCCGGCCATCTTGGAGGGAGTGCCGGAGACACCAGCAGTGCCAGCGACCGCGCCGTTGTTCGACAGCATGGCCGCTTCCACGTCCTTGCGCAGTTCAACGGTTGCCTTGCCCAACAGGTAATCCTGCTCAGACTGGCGACCATACTTCTTGATGGCGTTGGCCAGGCCAGAGGTCACCACGTCCTTGCGGAAGGTCTGAACGCTGTTTTGCAGCATCAGGGTGGGGCTTTGGGCCTGACCGGAAAAGTCGTCGCCTTCCGTCATGGCGTTGTCTTTGTTTGCCGAAGCAAACGAGTCTTCTTGCCATTGGTGGACGCGGGCGTCAACCTTGAAGCCTTCCAGAGACGACGCAAAGGCCGTTTCTTCGGGGTCCATGTTGTAGATCTTGGAATCCACATCCTCAGCGCTACCGCGCAGGCTGTAGGTCTGATAGACGTTCGTTGGAGCTGCCATGATTGTTCCTTTCGGTGCTTAGGCGTCGGGGAGCACTTGACTCAGCCAGCGACCAGCCGCACGGCGGTCACCCTTTGAGGCTGAGTCATAAAGCGCATTCATCTGTTTGGACTTCCCAAGGAGCCCTTGAGCCGGTTTGGCGTTGGGCGTAGCCTTGGTCTGTGGAGGGGGCTGCTTGTTCGTCTTGCGCTGCTTTTGCGCGTCATCGAACAACATCGCTTTGCGGACAAGCTGAATCGCAGCAGCACCGCCCATGCCTTTGTTGATCGCGTCGATCACATCGGGAGGGATGCCGCTGGTTTTCAGGTAGGCCAACGACTTGGCGCCGAAATCGTTGTTGAACCACGATTCCTTCGACAAGGCTTCAGATGCTTGCTGCATGCGCTGTGCTTGGAGGCTTTGGGCCTCTTGGCTTGCAAGCTGCTGGGCCTGTTGAGCTTGCTGTTGGGCCTGCTGCGCCGCTTGGCTGATCTGCGCCACAAAGTTCTGCGCCGCGTCCAGCTTGGCCTTGTGCTGGAAGTAAGACTCAGGATCTTGCTGCGCAAGTTGGTAAAGGGTCTGCTCGTTGATGCCAGGGGCAACCAACTGCATGATGTTTTGCGCGACCAGATTCAACTGGTGGGCCTGCGCCTCTCGTGTTTGAGAGATGGCTTGCAGAGCCTCTTGGCGAGTCTGCTGACGTTCTGCCGCGAGTTCCTGAGAGTTCCGGGTGAAGTCTGCGAACGATTTCGCCATTTCGCCCACCGTGACCTTGCGGCCATCTGGAAGGGTGTATTCGGCATCGTCTGCAAGTGCCTTTGCATCGGTCTTGTCAGCTTCGGGGTCTGCGTCCTGCTCGTCATCCGGTGGGCCGTCGCCTTCCGGTGCTTCTTCCTCGTCGGGATCAATGTCGCCAACGTCATCAGGGATCAGGTCGGAAATGTTCTGATCCGCTTGTGGGCCTGCCTGCGAGTTGTCCGCTTCGGGGCTCGCTTGCTGGTTGTCCAGGTCTGCCATGTTCTTCGTCCTTAAACGAAAAAACCGCCCGAAGGCGGTCTATTCAATAGCGCGAGTGCTTATGCCCTGCGCCTGAATCGGTCAATCAGCGAAGGGGCTTCCTCGCGCTGCATTTGTCGGCGTGCTGCGTCTTCACCTTCAGCCATCCACACCACAAAGCGGCGTCGTGTTGCCCGAATGGCTTGCAGGCTCAAGGCAAGCGCTTGGAGCTTTTCCTTGTCGTTGGCATCACATGCGGCGATGCGCTCAACTGCGCCCTTTTCCATCCCATCGAATGCCTCGACAAAGAGGGGGTCTTCGATGATCTGCTGTGCGCGTGTGGCTCGAAAGATTTGCTCGTCGCTCATTGCATGCCCATGATCTGAGGTTGAGGCTGATACGCCGCCTTGATTTCAGCGATGTGCAAGTCTGTTTCTGCCTTGAGTTGGGCCTTGTAGCGCTCAATCTCGCCCTGCATGTCGGCCTTGTACTTCTCAAGCTGCATTTGCTGCTCGGCCTTTTGCTGCTCGGCCTGCATCTGCATCTGTTGAGGTGTCGGGCCTTGGGGCTGCTGCTGTTGCAGCGTGTCAGGATCAGTCCATGCAAAGGCCGGGTCTTTGATGCCTGCAAGCTCGGCCATCTTCGATTGCACGTTGTAGAGGTTCTTCATGGTCAGAACCTTGCCCAGCCCGCCAGCTTGAACCGCTGCGGCCTGGTTCTGAGAAATCGCCATGAGGTGTTGGGCTTGCTGGTCCTTGTCAACCACACCAAGGCCCACATTCACCGACAGGTCGTATTCATCGGCCCATTCACGCGGGTCAATCTCCACGAAATCACCGCCTGTCACCTGAACCGTGAAGGCCTCTGTGGCATGCTGGCTCAGCAGCTTTGCAATGCCACTCAAGCATGGCTTCAGGCACATCTCACCAAAGATCCGCGCCATCATCTTGATGCGCTGTTGGCTCATGTTGGTGATGATGCCAATGCCCCGGGCTGTCTGGTTCAGGCTTTGAGCATCAAGACCTTGGGCGTAGCGCGTGAAGCCGGTCGTGTTTTCCTCGTTGGCCTGCTCAAGCTCAATCAATGGCAAGGTGTGCTGAGCCACGAACGGAATGGCGAAGACTTCAGCAACCCCAGCAGGCGCACGCACAGGGCGGCCAATCTCGGGGTTGTAGAAGTCCTCGATGTTCACCCGTGAATCACTGTCGTCAACCCGGATCATTGGGTTGTTCGCCATGTACACGTTGTCGAACACCTGGCGCTTGAGGGTGGACAGCGTTTCCTGTGCATCGCAGGCATCATCAGCCGGACACCGACCCATGAACTCGTGGGGCTGCACGTTGGGCGTCCAGGCGCTCAGGTTGATCTCGTCAACAATCTCGTTTTCCAAGATCACATCACCAGCGCGAACGATTCGGCGAAGCTCAACAATGCCGTCACCGTCGAAGTCCATTTCGCGCCAGTGCGTGCGAAGCTCGACCGTACCCATGATGTCGCTCATGGCATCGTCTGCGCGGCGTTGCACTTGGTTGTCGCTGAACGTGCGCGAGAACTGCAAGCCCTCGACAATTTCAGCGTCATAGCCGCACTTGATCAGCTCATCCTTAGTCTTGTCGCAGCGCCAAATCACAACCGGCGCCTTTTGGATGTCCTGTGATCGTGCGCGGCCACTCACCATGATTTCCTCGGGGGGAACCGACTCAACAACCGCTTGCCCCTTCTCCTTGACGATGTTCAATGTGATGTCAAGCGTGCCGTCTTCGTTCTGTGTCTGGCTCACGATCTGAGCCTCTGGCATGTCCATCGCCAGGATGTACAGCCCTTCAGGGCTCATGCGCTGATAGCGCTCCTGCGTCATGCGGCGCGTCTTCTCCCATCGCCACGTCAGAAAGCCAGCCTTGAGCCACACGCCGTCCTTGATAGCCTCGACCAAGTTCAAGAACCCGCCGTTCTGCACATAGAACACGTAGTTCACCAGCGTGTTTTGCTGCTTGGCCTGCTCGATGGATTCGCGCTTTTTGGGCGTGAACTCAATGGCTTTGTCTGTGCTGACGTAGATGTCTGCAATGGCCGTGCTGATGCCCTCGACCACCTTGTACACCTCGGGGCTGATCACCTTGGATCGACCGGGGCGCTCGTCACCCATGGGGCGGCGAAGGTAGTAGTCAAGCGCCTTCGCACGCTCAGGGCCGATCACCTCATCGGTGTAGTGTTGCGCGTCCGCATAGTCGTCATCCAGCAGGCGCAGCAGTTCGGCGTCGTCCATGGCTTCAGGCACTGAAAACCTCGATGGTGTCGCCGTTGCGTGCAATCGTGAACAAGCGACCGTCTGCGGCCTTGACATCGCAGCCGCTCAACGTGAATAAGCAGCCAAGCTCAGACTGAAGGCGCATCTTCAGATCGGCTGGGAACTGCTCACCGAATGCCACCTCACCAGCGGCTAGCGCCTCAGGCAGCGCAAATGAAAAAACCGGCGCTGATTGCTCAGTCACCGGCTCTTGCTTTGCGGGCCTGCCGCGTTTCTTCGGCTCTTGCGTGTCGTTCATCGAATCCATGATGTGTTTGTCCTTGGTTGCTCTCTGCGCTTATTCACAAC